TTAAGCCACACTACTCTCATCGTCGGTATTGCTTTTTCTGTTTTGATTACTAAGAGCATCTAAAGCCTCCTGTAAATTTTGGTTTAAAAGTTTGGTATGTTCTTCTTGCAATTTTTGATACTTCTGTGAAAGATTAAAGTATTCGGTTTTCCAGTAGTCTACAGAATCATTAATCGGTGAAGTTTTTTCTAAGTGATAGGGAATACGCTCTTCTTGAAGAGAATTATTTTGATTTCCTTCTTTTTTTAGCATTTCGCCTTTACCAGTTATTAGCCAGTTTGCATCTATTTCTGTACATTTTGCGTAGACTAAATCTATGTCGAAACTATTTCTTCTAGCCCAACTAGATAGTGTAGTAGGAGCTATTCCTAAAAAATTGGCAAAATCTTCCTTTGTTTTAAAACCATAGTGGTTTTTTATATCATTTAATATCAATGACTTATCCATAAATCTACGCAAAATGTAAATTTTATTTTGCAATACTGTACATAATGTACATATTTGCAATAACAAAAAGCAATAACAAACAAGTATAACAAAAATCAATAACAATGAGCGAATTAGTATTAATAGAAGTCACTGGCAACGAATTGCAATTTATTCGTAGACATGCCCCCACAGGATTCATTCGTATTGTATCTCAGGCTTTAATTGCAAAGGGTCATAACATCAACCGTGTTAAGGTTCATCAAGAATTGCATACCATAAAGGATGGATATAACCCTTTGATCATCGACAAGGCTAGAGAGTTATTAAAAGTTTTAGCAGGTGTTGAATTTTCAGAGTCTGCTGGGTAGCAAATATCAGGTTATCATTATAGTTTTTAAATCCCAAATAAGTACCAATTATGAACATCTCTAAAATTGTACAAAATCTTCCTGCTGGATTGGAGGATAATGGTGTAGAATTCTATGTTTTTGACAACGATATCAAATGTCTCCATGGTGGACAAACTTACATGTTTGGAAAAATACCTGATTGGATATTGGAAAGGGTTGCAATTGATATGTTACAAAATCAAACAGCATTAAAAGCACTTGTTGACTGGGATTTAACGCAACGCGATGAAATGTTGCGTCAATATATCATTTGTCGTTTCGGTGGTTTTGATGGTGAACCGGATATTGACGCAAAAGGCAATATTGATTACACAGAATATTTCGATTGTGGACGTCGTGGCAACTGTGCACACGAAGGTAAGTTATGTGCCACTATCAAAGTAGCAAATGGATATTTAACTAAACAGGAGCTAAATATTTTGAAGCTTGTCGCAATCGGTAAAATGAATAAAGAAATAGCTGATCAGTTGAATATTTCGGAAGAAACGGTTAGCACCCACAATCAGAATATTCAGCGGAAACTTGGAGTTGACAATAAAATAGAGATGGCATCCTTTGCCACTCGAAAAAATATAATCTAACTAATTATGGCTGTTAAAAAAATGTCTAAAGAATTGGTCCACGCAGGCCAAAGATTTGAAATGCAAGCAATGCTTTTTAGTGCTACGTACTATTTCAGTTTCTGTCGTAGTAACAACTTACAAATTATGCGCAAAGGTGGTGCTCACCAGTGCTATGTAAGTGAAATAGCAGAGGATGGTATATATATCTCAGTTTGGATAATGACAAAGGAGGCACGCACTTTTATTCCTTATAGCGAGATGACCTACATCGAACCTAAGAATTAATTAATATAACTAATCAAAATATATCATTATGTATAAACTAACCTTAACGAAGGAGCAACAAGGTTGTTTCTTGGAGTTTCTTGAATCAGAAACTAAGGATTTTCCTACAAATGTTGAAGAGTGGGGCGATGAATTTCTTTTAGTTCAAGATCTTACGAGAAATATAACTGATCATTTAAAAGAAGATTGTCTTTCACTTTATAGCCACCAATATTATCCTGTTTTCAATTTTTTGGCTGTTTACATTCATTCTATTAAAGATGAGCAAAAAGGGGAGGATACATTTAACCATTTGAAAGAGGTGTTTATTAACCTTCATAAATTGGCAAAATCACGTTATAGTCCATACGTTTTTATTCCTGAATACTATGAATTGGTTCCTGTTATTGTGATTTATGTAAATCCATTGTCTGATCCTGCACAATACATTCCTGAACATTTAAAAACTAATCAAATATAATATCATGGATTATAGCCCAAAATTAAAAAGAGTAGCACAGCAAATAAAGGATATTCTATCTGCTGAAGATCTAGCTGGTGTAATTATTATTCAGGAACCTGGATATTCCGAATATGTGTTGAAGTTAGATCCTACATATTCATGTGTAAAAATCCAGGATAATAAAATCCGTATCAAAGCAAAACTCGCAGATTTCAACGGTAATAGAGTCGCTTTCAATCGTAAAGTTGCTGACACGAGCAATATGCTTCACTTGCTCGAAAAGACGATCACACCATTGTTTATGAATATCATTCAACTATCTGAAATTATAGATAAGGATGTTAATGCTAAACATAATGATGGGGGATTTACCGATCATACAACTCAAAATAATTAATTCATTCATCATTAAAATTTTAAACATGCCTACTACAACATTTAAAGGAATAGTGCAATCGGTTACTATGGAAACTTACGGTGAGGACAACACTGGAAAACGTCAAAATATAGTTGTCCTAGTTCCTGGATACACCGATGCATATGGAGATAAAAAGGGAGCTGATGAGATTTACGAAGTAAATCAATTCAATGAAGGCATTTCAAAAAATGTCATTACAGAAGAGGATGTGAACCGTAAAATAGATTTGGAACTCTATTTAAAAGGCAGAGCCTTCGATAAAAAAGATGGCACAGGTAAAGCCTACATTATCGGTCTTAGTGTTAAATCAATGAAACTTGGAGATAAGATCAAAGTGGAAGAAAAGGAAGACGATCTACCATTCTAACCAATGGCAGTGTATGAGCTTTTGGTGGTGATGATTGTACTTTTCATCACCACCATATTGAACACAATTAAAAGAGATAAATCCAAATAAAAAACAACCTAATGACTAGCACATATAAATTCAGTTTTTATAAAGGCCCTATTAAGAACGTAAAACCGTTTCGTGATATGGGTGTAAAGGAAGCGATGGATCTAATTGCCTCCGATGAATATAAAGCTAAGATTGAAGCATTGAGAAGTGCTACCAATAAAACAACAAAAAAAGTTTTAAAAAACGATCTCCCATACTGCACGTTTTCGGGAACTTTCACAAAAAGATTGAATGATAGCATTAAAGCTCATTCGGGTTTGATGGTCTTGGATTTTGATGATCTGGACGATGAAAGATTAGTTGAATTAAAAACTTCTTTTCAGCAGATAGAATGGGTTTGTGCATGTTGGGTTTCACCTAGTGGAAGTGGATTAAAAGTGTTAGTGAAAATTAATCCACTAAGGCACCTCGAAAGCTTCTTAGAATTAGAAGAATTCTTTTTGGGTAATTTCTCACAGGATATAGATAAGTCGGGTAAAGATTTGGCTAGGGCTTGCTTTATATCATGGGATCCTGATTTGTATTATAATCCAAATTCTACGGTATACGAAGCTCAGGATATTCCTGAACCATTTGAACTTGAACAGGAAAAATCTGTGCGATTGATTCATAAAGAAGAGCAGATCGTTAACCAATTTAAAGTAAATAAAGATTTACGTAGAGCGGAATATGTCGTTCATCAGATCGAACAAAATCAGATCGATATCACAGATAATGATTATGATAATCGGTTGGCTGTTGGTTTTGCTTTAGCCACATTGGGTGAAGAGGCTTATGATCTATATGTTCGTGCGATTCAATTCAACGACTATGATGAGGATCCACGGGAAAAATTCAACAATGCACTTACAAAAGGTAAGTTTAAATCTCCTGCCAAGTTTTTCTCCTTAGCAAAAGATTACGGCATCGATGTAAAATTACCTCGAACAATGGCAGAGGCGCAAAAGGCTGCTGAGGTAAAACAGGTAATTGGTGATGATGAAGCTGAAGACGATTATTTAAAATATTGTATTTACTTAAAGAAATCGGAAGGAGTATATTATTCACTCGATCTAAAAGGAATACCTCGTGCCGTATCAAATTTTAAGATGCACATTTTATTTCACGTCAATACTTCCGACCAAGAAGCATATCGATTGATCATTATCGAAAATATTTTCGGATTGGAAAGAGTGATCAATATCAATACCGATGATTTTGTTTCTGCAGGTACATTCAAAAAAGTAATCGCTCGTCAGGGAAATTATTTATGGAAAGGTCAGGATACTGACTTGGTAAAACTACAGGATATGCTTCAAAGGGAGGAAAAGCCAACGACGATGGTTAAGAATCTTGGTTTTAACAAACGTCACAATTTCTACGCTTTTTCAAATGGATTATATGATCTGAATAATAAAAAAATGTTGGAAATAGATTCTTACGGAATCGTTAAAACGAAAGATTTCGAAGGTAATGCGATCAACTTTTTTATACCGGCACTATCAAAAATATTTGCTGACAAAGAGGATATGTACTCGAATGATAAGAAATTCAAATTGATGATCGGCAAAGCCAAGTTTGGAGAATGGACAGATTTGTTTTGTAAAGTATTTGGAATGAATGGACGTATCGGTATTGCCTATTATCTATGTTCATTATTTTCTGATGTCATATTTAAATCTATGGGCGCTCGTTTCCCAATCTTATTTGCATACGGAAAACGCGGTAGCGGTAAAGGTACAATGGTTCAATCCATGCTGACTTTGTTCGGTGAAAAACAAGATCAGATTATGTTGGGAGGTTCCAGCACAGCAGTAGGATTTATGCGCAAAATGGCGCAATTTATCAATGCTGTTGTATGGCTTGATGAATATAAAAATAACCTCCCGACCAAAGTAATCGAATCAATTAAAAACATCTATGACCGTATTGGTTATGAGCGTGGAAAAAAAGACAATTCCTTTCAAACTGAAAGCACCCCGATCACATCTGCATGTGTACTCTCAGGTCAGGAAATGCCTACCATAGAACCTGCTTTATTTACAAGAACGATGCTGATTTCGTTTTCTGAAACAAATAGAACTGAGGAACAACGCGAACTGTACCGATCGCTCGTAAGGATGGAAAAAGAAGGTTTATCCCATCTAACAGTTGGATTATTGGCATATCGAGATCTGATTGTCGAAAAGTTTCAAGAATCCTATGAATGGGAGCTTCGCGAATTTTCAAAATTTGTAGATGATAGGGAAATCGATGAACGGATGTTGGGTAACTGGAGCATGATGATAACCATGATTCGTTTGTTTTCAGAACACTTGAACTTTCCTTTTTCTATTGATGAATTTAAACAGCAGTGTAAAGATCTCCTAGTTTCCCAATTCAAAATTTTGCAAGGAAGTGATGATACATCCAAGTTTTGGCAGATTATGGAGCAGTTGTTTGGTGCCGGTGAAATCTTGGAAGATAAGCATTTCAAATTGGCAGATAAATGCATCGATATCCGTATTCAGGATATATATCAATTGTACGCTGAGGCTATGCACAGACGAAGAGATCCTAACGTGCTAGATAAATCAACTTTAGAAAATTACTTACAGTCCGATGCTGCGTATATCGGGAAAAAGAAATCTTCTTTCGGTGGAAAATATACTTGGAGTTTCCAGTTTAAATATGCTGATATCGGAGTCGATTTACTACGTGGTGCAGATGAAAATGAACTGAAAGAAAAAATGTTCAGAATGGGTATCAAATGGGAAACTGAAACACCAGCAAAAAAGATTGAAGTAGTGAAGCAAACGGATATGTTCAATGATGGTTTTTCTGAACCTGATAGAAGGGAGGTAGAGATATGAAATTATTAAATTATTTGATTTTGAATAGAACAAGTTTGCGATTCTCAGGATGTGACATATTAGGTTTTATCAATATTTATGGACCTGATTCTCATCTGGGTTTTTTAGTCACAGATGAGCTTTTACGATCAAAATTACTTAGTTATAGCCATAAGTATATACAGGCTTTTTACAGAGATTTATCATGCATTGGTACAAAGGATTTTGTCAGTGCATTAGACCTAATTTCTATGGCACAAAAGGCTGATATAATACAAAATAGGAGTAAAATAATTAATAAACCAATTCGAGACCTGAAGCATGAAATGGGGCTTAGAAAATATCACAGTTTAAAATTTAAAAAGTAACTAATTCAAAATTATGAAAAGATATATTCCAATTTTATTTAGCGCACCTATGGTCAAGGCGCTACTTAAAGGAACAAAAACACAGACTAGACGTATTGTCAAACCAAAATATAGCAATACCTCCTTAGAGCTTAGAACAGATAAATATGGAACTCGATTAGTTGAGATCCAAAACGATGTTCCAGCCCCAGTAGAAAAAGAGGATGGATTTACCACTCGACATATTAGATTATATGATGAGGTTTTACCAAAATGTAATAAGGGTGATATCCTTTGGGTGAGAGAGTCTTTTGCTAAGCTGGTTAATGGCCATAATGAAACATGGATAGAGTACAAGGCCGATGGTTTACCGAATAAAGCAACTGATATAGGGGATTGGAAATGGAAACCATCTATCCATATGCCTAAAGAAGCATGTCGGATCTTTATAGAAGTTGTAGATGTTCGTGCAGAAAGATTACAAGACATTTCTGATAAAGATGCATATGCTGAAGGGATAATCGGTGTGGATCGTGCTGGTGGATATGGTTATGGTTTAGAAATAGAATGGGATTATAAATTCCCTCTTCATGAAAAAACTGGTATAGAAGCATTCGAAAGACTTTGGACAAAAATAAATGGACCACAATGTTGGAAAGAAAATCCGTGGGTTTGGGTGTATGAATTTAAAATTATTGACAAACCTAAAGACTTTTAAAATGAAAATTAGATTTACAGATGTCATGGTTGATATCGAAACTTTAGATACAGAACCAACAGCAGTAATATTGAGCATAGGTGCTGTTCCATTTAATATTGTTACCGGTGAAATGGGAAACTATTATTATTCAGCATGTAATGTCAGTATGCAAATACGTGATGGATATACTATAAGTGCAGAAACATTAGCGTGGTGGATAAATAATGACCATGAGACTTTGTTAAAGTATTTGACTGATGGTTTTAGTAGGGGTAGATCAGTTGATGGATTGATTGATTTTATAGAGGAGCAATGTAATGAGGATGTTTGTATATGGGCAAATAGTCCATCTTTTGACTTGGTTAAGTTAAGGAGGGGATTAAATATGACGTGGCCATTTGGTTTTTGGAACGAAAGGGATGTTAGAACTTTAGTAAGTCTAAGACCTAACATTGCCAAGATGTTTAAAACTGCAGTAAGTCACCATCCAGTAGAAGATTGCGAAAATCAGATCCGGCAGGTTTGTCCGGTCTATTGGGATATAAATGGTATCACTAAATGTTAGCCGTACTATCATTCCTATTAGCTTGGTGCGCCGTAGAATTGGAATATTTAATAAAAAAACATTAATCATGAATCCACATATATATATAGGTCTTCCAGCATTGGTTAGATTGCAATATTTAAATAAATCACAAAACCTCATTTTGGAAGTTGTGTCAAAAGTTACGGATGTATCTGTCGATGATATTACGGGTACATCACGAGTTAAGCGATGTGCAATTGCGCGGCATTACGCTGTGCATTTTCTCAGAAAATATGCACATATGCATTTGAAAACTATCGGTGAGGTATTAGGCAATCGTAACCACAGTACAATACTGTGGTCTTTAGAGACTTTTAATAACTCACTTATCTACCCTGATTTCAAATTTACGGCAGATCTAATTGAGGAAAGAATATTGGCATTAAATCAAAGTACATTATGAATGGATTTACAGCCGCTTGGTGGAGTGCTGGGGTAACAAGTGCAGTTGCTTGCAAAATGGCATTGGAGATGTATCCAAATGTGGAGTTATATTATATACATATCGATAGTGCACACCCAGATAACGAAAGATTTAAAAAGGAATGCGAAGAATGGTATGGTAAGGAAATAAAGACTCTGAAATCTTCAAAATTTAAAGATCAATTTGATTGCATCGAATTTTCGGGAATGGTGAATTATCCTGGACGAGGTGCTGCATGTACTCAGTTCTTAAAAAAGGATGTTCGTTTTGATTTCGAGAATATGCATTCACTAAACTTGTTTAATGATGAAACGATAATTAATCAAGTTTGGGGTTTCGAATTTGAAAAAAAACAAATTAATAGAGCTATTCGATTTGGTCAACAATATCCTAATACTAATCCTCTATTTCCTTTAATAGAAAAGGGATTAGACAAAGATACTTGTGCTGGAATGCTAATTAATGCAGGTATTTTATTGCCTATTATGTACCGGATGGGGTATTCTAACAATAACTGCATTGGGTGTGTAAAAGGAGGAATGTGGTATTGGAATATGATCAGAATAGATTTTCCTGAATATTTTAAAAGAATGGCTATTTATGAAAGGAAAGCAGGTTACTCATGTATTAATGGTGTTTTTCTCGATGAACTTAATCCTAATGCAGGAAGAAAAAGTAAGGAGGTTATGCCATCGTGTGGAATAATATGTGATGTGGAGTTTGGTGATATTCCTGATAAAAATCTTCATGAAGTTATCGCTGGAAAGAAAACCATATATGAAGCGATAAATACGGTAACCCGTTTCCAAACAAAAAATATTCATATAATTTAGACAAAATGAAAATTACACTACCATCATCTGATGTCATTGAGGCAATTAAAGAAGCCAAAAAAGACTGCATGGCTGTCAAAGGCTTTTTTTTGACTTATGATGTTAAATTTAACGAACTGAGTATAGATGTGGAGCCCAAAGAAGGATATGATTTTGATCCGACAGATGTCTTCCAACTTGCTTGGTATGTAAAAGAGTATGTATAATCTATTCTATCTACATCATTAAAAGGAAATGTATTTGGTTACATTTCCTTTTTTAATTTCTCTATCTCCCTATCTCTTATTTCAGGCCAACCAGCCAATCCAGTTTCAATGATATGTATTCCTGTTTCAAGTGTTGTCAACTGTGATGCATAAAGTGCAGTATCGTACAGGTGATTGATAAAGAATTCAGTTGGTTCTTTATTGGCATTGGTAATTTTTTGTTTCATATATGAAATTAAACAAATTTACCCTAACACCAAAATTCGCTTGGACAGCTTGGACATGATGGACAGTAGCAAATAGATAATAGTATAAGTTATTGATTACTATACTATTTATTATACTTATATATACTTATTATTATATAAAAACATCTATTATTTATGTCCAAGGCTGTCCAAGCGTGTCCAAGACTTAAATTTTTACTTTAGTATAATATAGATGTTGATTATTTAGTTTGTGAATAATATAAATTTTGACTATAATTAGTTATCTTTGAATAAGTTAAGCCGATCGATATGTCAAACCTTATCAAACTCACAGTCAAGCCACATGTGGAGACCTACATCAAAGTGATGTTCAATTGCTCACCTTTGGTTTTATCTGATAATAATCAGATAACGCTTTTATTAAAACATATTTTTGAACCGTTTTGTAAATCGGATCCACACCGGATAAGACCATCACGAAAATACTCGCTAGGAGGGGAGATTGAGATATACGTATCTGATGGATTACTTAAAAAATATGGTGGCTACATATCGGATGAAAATATCAAATCCTTTTCCGATGCCGTGGATCTGATGATCAAGCAAAACATGTACAGCTGGTGCCATGCACATAACAAGCCAGACGATTATGTCGATTATAATATCAAACGATTTATAGATTTTTTCGAATTCTCTGAGGATGATTTGACATTCGACAATTTGAAGCGCTGGTATTATCGTGAACGCGAACGTTTAAGCAAAAGAAAGAAAGAATTAAAACCGATTGAACTTTCTTTTTCATTGCTCCTTTCTGATCAGGACCATACCAAAGATAGTGCACAGATAGCCATGTTTTAAAAAAGTAAGCCCAAAATTTTACAATTGGGCTTTCTTAATTAATCTCTGTATGTTATTCTTTAATAGATTACATTTATTTTCTATCTTTGAATAGGTTGTAAAGAGAGATTACTACCATGATTAATTCATAGTTACTCATTTGTGGTTATACCTCCTTTCATTTAGGCCATTGAAGTTCCAGTTCAATGGCTTTTTTATTATACTATTTAATCACTTCTTTGTTAACGTTTCGATTAACGTTTTCATCACTAATAACACCACCTTTATCACTTGTATTATCAGTACTTCTATCATCTCTAATATCACTTGTATTAATACCTGTTATTAGAACACTATGTTTAGTAAGTCATTCATTTATAAATGTTTGATTTATTTTCGAATTGTTTTAAATATCAATTTTTTCATTGGTAATAAAAAATATATTTTTCTAAATTTTACAACAAAATAATAAAAACACTGATACTTAATCCATTAACAATTACTGTCGTGCGCCGATGAATTTCAGTTGAATTGTAACAAGATTTTCAACAATATTACGGTATAGATGTGATAAAAAAATTTACTCGATTTTGTAATTACCACCGTTACAAAAATAAATCTTGGACACGCTTGGACACAAAATAAGCCCAAAAGGACAATCATTTAAAAGTCTTGGACATGAAATTTTATTTAAAAAGCTTATTTAAGACTATTTAAACGCTGTTTTATATTTTCCGTGTCCACAGTGTCCAAGATGTCCAAGACAAAACATGTGTCACTCGTCTAGAATTCTATTATTTAATTAAGTCCTTTCCCTCTAAGATCCTACTTCTTTCATTTGCTCCCATGAAATTATATGATGGAGAAAATATTGGCGGTGTATCCAAATTTGAAATATGCCTCGTAACGGATCTGATATCCTTAAAACCATTTCTATTCAAGCCAGCCAAACATTGGTATACGGTGGAGCATGTACCACAATCGGGATCCCTCAAAGATGACGAAGTGGATACCGAAAATGGTACTACTTATACCTATGCCGGGACTTTCAAACGTCAATTTCCAAGTAAAAAAGATGAGCTATTTTTTGAAAGCTACATTGGATCCCGTTCAATCATGAAAATAACAGATCTGAATGGTATCCAAATAATTATTGGAACCCAAGATACTCCAGTGTTATTGTCTCGATCCGGTGATCGAGGGAGTAAGCCATCAGATATGGCACATCATGAATTTAAATACTCGGTAACGCAATCGGATAGGGCGGTTTAGTGTCCTTTCGTAGCATACGCTATGTTTGGATATTTGGTTTTGATATAGGATTTAAGTAAGTGGGTATGAAACAAAAGTACTTTGCGGTATTGACTTCGGAAGAGGAGAATATAGGTAAGTTGAAGATTTATGGTGTGATCGGTGATTGGTGGGATAGCAATACCGCAAATGACTTTTTGCGTGCATTTCAGGAACTGGAACAAAAGTTTAGCACAATTCATATACATATTAATTCTCCTGGGGGAAGTGTTCACGAAGGTTTGCCAATCATTAACGCAATAAAGGCATCTACTAAAGACGTTCACACTTTCGTTGATGGGATTGCCTTCTCAATGGGAGCAATGATTGCCAATGCAGCAAAAAAGGGTAATAGACACATGGCCACAGGTTCCCTAATTATGTTGCATAATGTGTCTACCTATATCTATGGCAATGCTCAGGATCTGAGGGAAGAAGCTGATGTTTTGGATAAATATGATGATACCCTTGGAAGTTTGCTCGTTAATGGAACTGGAAAAACTTTGGAACAGGTACGTGAATCCTACTTGAATCACAAGGATAACTATTTCACTCCTGAAGAAGCTCTTGCTGAAGGTTTAACAGATACAATTGAATCTTACGAATCGCAAGATACTCCAGCCAACGTGCGCAATATGACCCAAAGTCAAGTTGCGGCATGGTACAATGATCAGGTTCAGGAACCTTCTGATTCCCTGATGTCAAAAATTACAGGTCGTTTAAAAGCGGCTTTCGGTGTTGATAATAATTCGGATAATATGTTTGGTAATAAATTTTCAAAATTAGGTGCGCTCGCTAAAGTGGCTGCTGCATCTATCACTGCGCAGCATGTGGAAGACGTGAATGCGCAAATCGTAGAGGCTGGTATCGAAGGACTGACTGTTGTCCTAGATTCAGAATTGGAAACCAAGGTCAATTTGATCACGACTCTAGAGTCTGATAAAAAGGCTTTAGAAACTGCGAAAGCAACCTTGGAACAATCCGTAACGGATAAAGATGCGCTCATTGCTAAGCTGGAAGGTGAAGTAAAAGCACTTGGAGGAAAGCCGGCAACAGCTCCTGTCAATATTATCACGGATAAAACTGATGATATTAAAACGGAAACGAAGGAAGTCGAAGATTTCATGACCGATTACGATCGTGAAGCTTCTAAAATGTTTGGTAAATAATTTAAAACTGGAAATAAATAAAAATGGGGAAAATGATGAATTATATAAAGTTTATGCTGGGCATAGCTTTATATTTTGGGTTGGGTGCTTTTGTTGCTAATGCAGGAGGACTGGGAGAATACGCCGTTATTGGTGGTGTTGTGTTTAGTGCTATGGCAATGGTGCCTATGGATTTGCAGGGAACATTTTCAAGTACACCGACTGTATCTGCTTTAGCTGCATATGGTGGTAAATATGAAAAGAAGATTTTTTCTTCTCTCCGTAATTCACTGGATCTTTTAAAAGATACAACAGTTATTCCAGGTATAAAAAATAAGCTTAATCTGACAAAGTTAACCGTTGGTGATGGTGTCCGAGCATATAGAGAACAATTTGATGCAGATGATTCCGATTTAAATTACACCGCTAGGGTTATTGAAACGTTCTTGCTTAAACGTGATTTACGTATCAATCCATTAAAATACCGAGAAACATGGATGTCTGAAATCATGAAAACAGGCGTTAATCCGCAAGATCTCCCTTTTGCTCAATATGTTTATGACCAGATTGCAAAGCAAGTTGGTAGCGAAATAAATGATAATGCTTATCTAGCTGTTAAAGGTGATGGTTCAACTGTTGCAAAAACTTTTGATGGTTTAGGTACAATCATCGCTAAGGAAATTACCGATGGTAATTTGATTCCAATTGCAACGGGTGCGGCAACAGCTACTAATGCAGTTTCAAAAGCTGAATTGATGATGAAGTCAATGCCTGTTGTTTATCGTAATAATGGTTTTGATATCACATGTTCGTACGCTTTTTGGGACTTGTACCAAGAGGATTATCGTGAACGCTATAAAAAATATATTGAGCCAAATACGAATGGTGAATTTTTTATTGATTCTACTAAGAAAAAAGTAAAAATGAAACCTGTTACTTGGCTTGGTAGCTCAGGTAGATTGATCGCTAGTCCGGTTGAAAACCTCATTACCGGTGTAGATGCTGTTGGTGATTTTGATCGCATTATGGCTGAAACGAAATTCGAAATTCTTGAACTGCGTATGTTATTTGCAATTGGATCTCAGATCAGAGATTTGGATGCAATGCGTGTCAATGATCAAGCATAGTATTTATTGGAGCCTACTTCGGTAGGCTCATAATTATTTTAAAAATGGCTAAAAAATTAAAGGTTGTTGCCCTAGCTGGGCTTATTCATACGATAACAAAGCAAGATTTGGAATCTTATCCACATCTAGTCGCTGAGGGGATCAAAGTTGGTGATGAGGTTGAGGTTGGTAATGATGTCAAGTTCAAAGATGTTATTAAATCGTTAGAGGCTGAAAATATTCAGTTAAAAAATGATAAAGACATTTCTGATGGGGCATTAGAAGTTTTGAAAGCTCAACTAACTGATTTGGAAGAGAGCAAGAATATTCAGATTACTGCTTTGGAAAATACGGTTTATGAAGTCAATCAAAAGCTTTTGGGTACAACTACAGGAACCGTACTTGATACGCCATCAAAAAAAGTGATCGTAAATCACGGTGTGATCGTTGGTGGTAAAAAGTTTACCAAAGAACAGATCGAAAATGATCCCTCCACTCAGGAAGTATTATTGGAGATGGGTTCAACAGCTGTCACAAAAATCGAAGGTTAAACTTTAAAATAAAACATTATGTGTTTTGAAAATATTACTGATATGAAAATGGGGTTCACAGATTGTGAAAATCCTGCGGGTATTGCCCGTAAAGCTTATTGGATACCTGACTCGTATATTGATACATTGAAGTCTCCAGTTCCTGCAACAACAGCTGCATCTTTGGTTACGATCAGCGGAAATCACGTTCTAAAAGCAGGCAAGTTACCTATTGAAATGACCTTACTTTTCGAAAAATCGGGTGCAAATTCTACGCTTGAAGGTGAAAAGAAATCGAAAATTTCAAAAGGAACAATTGAATGTTTTATTCCGAATGTCAATGCTAATAATATAGGTACCGCCAAAGTGATAAAGAATCAAAGTGGTATCGTACTTTTTAAAGGTGCTGAAGGTGGTGCTGGATTTTGGCAGGCAGGATCTGAAGATATTATGGTTGATGTAGAAAATATCGACATTAATTTTGGTACTGGACCAACCGGTGAAAAAGGTGTAAAAGTTACATTTGGCTGGTACGGTTCATCTCCTTTTTATAGATACGAAGGGGAGCTTCCAGTACCTACTCCTTAATTGATTTGAGATGGAAAAACTTAATTGGGCATTATCACCCGATATCGTAGATCATTACGAGGTGGTGAATACGATTAGTCCGATTTTGGAATCAAAAATAGGTAGAATAGATTTTCGACACATTTCATTAGCTCAAGCCGATGAAATATTCAGTAAGGGAACTTCCTACCTGAAAAAAATCAAAAAGAAATCGGATACAGATACAAAAAAAAGCCCTTCAAAGTAAGGGCTTTTTTGTTTATACGTTGTAAGAGTTGCAAATACATGGATTAAAAGATTAATCTATCATTTCAAGGTCTGATATTATTAATATATTGTATCCTTTTATCTGGAAAGACAATTCATATTTGTTCCCCAGCATATCTTGAAATTTTAATTTGTTTTTTAAGATAAATTTTTGATCGAAATTCTGATCAACAGCTTCTACTATCAAAGATGTAATGGGATCATCCTTGTCAATGTCAAAGTATTTTTGAAAATTAACATTGTATATTATTTCAAAATATCCATCATTAGGTATTATTTTATTTTTATCGAATGATTCTTTATTGTAGTCGAATGAAAAGTGTTTTATCTCATTTTCCAAGTTGAATGAAAGTAATTGTACAGAATTTTTATTAAAAAAAATTTTAACATTAATTTTAGTTTCCTGACCATTATACAAGTCTGTATAACCACTACCACTGCCATCCGCATTATAAGGTGGAGTAGGATCAATTTTACCAGTTATACAAGGTAGATACTCAGCTCTCTTGGCTTTCCTGTCTATAATACTTGTTTCTCTTGCAATTTCTGTTGATTCTTTTTGACTTTGAAAAGTTTTATAAAGAAACCAAGTTGAAGGTAAGGCAAGTAGCATTGTAATAATAGCTGTCCATTCCGATGTAGTTAGTTTTGATAAATATTCGCACATAAATTTAAGTTATATTTTCAACAAATATATGTCCTTTCCATGACACTTTCCCTTTCGCAATTTGCACACTATGAATGTGCATGAATGGTTAATAAATAAAGATTATCGGGAAGGAGTGGAGCTATTCTCCAAACTATCGGATAATGATTTTTTGAAAAGTTTATTTAAAGAAAAATCAGAATATACGATTACGAAGTTGGAGGTTGAACTACGTAAATTTTTGATAGATACCCCGATTACTGTCAAGCTGGATGAGGCCGTCGAACCAATTGGGGCAACCAACCAAGTTGAGGGAAAGAAGTTCGCAAACCAATTCCTGAAAACAAAACTAAAACATGATCTGCAACAAGTGTATCGTCATATCGATTCCAACCGATTTGCCTTAGGTCGATGTAAGTCCGATAAAACCCGATTGGAATATGCACTCCAAATCTTGACACTAGTCGAACGTAAGCGAATCATTTTTGAGCAGATGGATTATTTTGACGAGCATGGAGAACTACCCACAGTCAAACCGAAACAAACTGTATTTGCTACTCCTGAGCTACAACGACTATATGTCCAGGAATATAAGATGCGAAAACGATTGGAAAAACCTGACGATAAGCTGCGCAACCGCGCGAAATCAGAACAAAAATTAAAGGAAAAACAGGCACGTATTGCCGAACTGCAAGGAGGTAGTGAATAATGGGAGCATTAAGACCAAAACATGTATCCGGTGACACCATATTAGATCGAATTTTTAAAGCCTTTTTAGCCAATAAAATGGATTCGTTATCACCAACAGATAAATCTGTTTATGAACGCATAAAAGAGGTTGATTGTCAAGTGCGAACTGGATTTGTCCAGAAGTTGACCAAATATGATCCCGAATTAGAAGCTGATGTTGAAGTAGATCGTCTAAATCGTCCATATCAAAAATTAGAGTTAGCACATTGGATTATGGCTCGTTTTGGCGTATCGCAGTCGCAAGCTTACATCGATATTCAAATGTCGCAACAGTTCTTTAAAACATTTGAGTCCAGGAAGGATAAAGAATATGCGAGAGGCATGCACATCTATTGGGGTGAACGGCTATTAGCTGAAGCAGCACATGCAGGAGAATTTAAAGCAGCAGCAGCTTTTTATAAAGAAATAGGTCGAGTAAGCGGACTATATGATCAGGATATCGATTTACCGGATTATAAAGAGTTTACTCCGATAAAACCTAAAATTGAAACGGATCCATCCAAGATGGGATTTGAAAAAATTGAAAATAAGGATGCATTGGTAGCTTCTCTTTTAAAAGAATTAAAAGGCAAATCTTCATCGATTGATCGGATGTTGGATGATGAGGCTGAGGATATTGAATTTGAAGATTCGGAAGATGGAGAAGTTTAGAGAAAAGATCATGTACTTCAACCCTCCACAGCAAAGGTCAATATTGACCTATTGTAAAGAGGAGTTTGACGTATGGGGACGTGGTACCGGAAAAACACAAGGACCTTTAGCTTATCGAACCATCAATGCTGCCAATGCAATGCCTCGTGGAGCAACGGGATTGATAGGCTTAACTTATATGCAGTTGCTTGACAGAACATTGCCACCACTGATGAAGGCGTGGGAAAACTTTGGTTATTATGAAGGATTGCATTATTGGGTGAGGCGCAGACCTCCGAAGGAATTTAAAATACCTGATGCAATTTATCCGGTATTGCATCCTGAACATACCATTACTTGGTGGAATGGACACGCATTTCATTTGATTTCACAAGATCGTCCTGGATCTGCCAATGGTAAAACAGTGGATGCCATTGCAGGGGATGAGGCAAGGTTTTTAAATCATAAGCGATACATGGATGATATTGCTCCTATCAATAGGGGTAATCGTGAAATCTTTGGTCATCTTCCTGAACACCATATGGTGACGATGTGTACCGATATGCCAACAGATCCGCGTGCAAAATGGATCTTGGACAAGAAGGAACTGATGGATACGAAAAGTATCGCGCAGATTGTAAACTTACAATTAGAACTGCAAGAGATCGAGCAGAAATTCATTCTAGCAACAACAGCAGAAAGTAAACGATATTACTATCGTAAGATCAGAGAGTATCAAAAGGTACTGAATGTATTAAGAGCGAATACGGTCTATTATTCCGAGGCATCTTCATTGGATAACATTGAGATCCTGGGGGAAGATACCATACGGCAATGGCGCAGGGAAATGTTGTATCCTGTCTTTCGTGCCGCTATCCTCAATGAGAATGTCATCACAGTAGAGAATGGTTTTTATCCATTGTTGGACACAGACCATCATTGCTACTCGATGTATGACTATTCTTATATCGAATCTTTAGGTCTCTATCTGCCTGAGGGAGTTATAAAGGATTGCCGTAAGGATGGTGATATCATTAAGGGTAATCCACTCGATGTATCATTTGACTACAACTCATCGATCAAGTCATTAGTCATAGGTCAAGAGACGAAGCGCTTCTATCGTACACTAAAGTCTATGTACGTGAAGCGTGAAGAGGAAAAGATCTTAGATGACTTAGTTGATGAATTCTGTGCGTACTATAAGTACCATAATGTTCATCACGTCAATTACTTCTATGATAACACGGCAATGGTGACTGATGCTACACGACTGGAGACATTAGCAGATGTGGTGACCAATCGCTTTGTCCACAACAACTGGACAGTCAACCGTATGTATATCGGTCAGCAGCCTATGCATGAGACTCGTTTTCGATTGTTCGAAACAGTATTTAAAGAGAACGATCCAAAGTTCATGCCGTGCCGTTTCAACCGTGAAAACTGTGATGCGCTACTGACTTCTATGCAACAAGTAAAGACTCGTACCGGTAGGAATGGGATCGAGAAGGATAAACGATCCGAGTCCAACACCTCGATTAAACAAGAGGAGGCACCCCATCTATCCGATGCATGGGATACACTGTATATCGGTAGGTTCAAGACCTCATATGGATATGTCGAGCAGGTAGGTGAAATGATCATGTCCAACTAGTACAAGGGGGGGAGGGGTGCGATTCATATATCGTGTTTGCTCCCCCTTTTACTTTCCCTTCGGGATAGTGCGTGGCGGGGTCAACATTCTGACAAAGTGATTTTCAATTTCTGAATTTCCCGTAAAATATTAAAAGTGAGATTTTTAATGTTTTTTTTACTGGAAGAGTTTGCGTTGGTTTTTCTTTCCCTTTCGTTCAGTGTCCTTTCGTTGGCATCCGTAATTTGTCACTTTTGAATATGCGTGAAGTTGTAAGTATTTCCATAAAAGATATGTTGAACACGATGATGATGAGGGGGCAGGATCGGGATTTTATCCCGTTCTCGATAGAGTTTGTAACCTGTGATAAAAAGAAGGGCAAAGGAGGTCAAATCATTCGGTTTGATCATGCGATTTTCGTTGGTGGTCCTTCTATTAAAGTCAAGGAACGAAACCCAAATCATTATCATAATCATACTCGGAATATTCGTCATCGGGATGGAGACAGGATTGTCACCATCCATCCGCATTTAGTCTTAAAATTTAATGGTATGGAGGTCGTGCAGTAATGAAAGAGGATGTTAAATATATTACTGATAACCTCGCGCTAGTTGGAGGTGGACAATTAATTGTCGATATCGGGGAGGTTCTTAATCTTGGAGAATTGAAAACCAAGCCGGTGAGTCCCCAAGTCAAAGAACAATCTCAAAGTGAAGTTGCGATATGGGGAGAGGAAAACAATTTTCCTCAACAGGTAATTGAAATCGCTGAACTATCTACCGAAATACCTGCATTGCTCGATTGGAAAGCGCGTTTGTTAATCGGTCGTGGAGTTGTGGCTATGCAAAAAGTTTTCAATTCTGAAAAAAAGAAGTGGGAATATGAAGCGATTCAAGATGATGAAATTGATTTATTCCTGACGGATACGACCACCAAGCGCTATTTTTATGAAGCTGCCACAGATCTTTACTGGTTTGCCAATATTTTTCCTGAGTTAATAAAATCTAAAGATCGTAAATCGATAGCTTACATAGGTACGCAAGATGCATCCTTTTGCCGTTGGTCAAGGATGAATAACAAAGGAATTATTGAAAAGTGTTATATCAATGCAAACTGGCCTGATGCAAAAGTTAGTGACGATCAGACCACTACAGTCGATGTGATCGATCCGTATGATTATGAACGTGTAGAGAATACGCAAAAATCAACAAAAGATACCTTCATATATCCCGTTTCTACGCCTTCCCCTGGAAAGGTGTACTATCAGCTCGCGCCTTGGAATGGATTTATAACCTCCAGTTGGGCTGAGATATCGCGAGCTGTCCCAAAATCAAAGAATGCGTTGATGAAGCAAATTCTTTCTGCAAAGTTTATTCTTCAGATTCCCTTTTCTTATTGGCCAATGGCTTATAAAGATTGGGAGAAATTGTCGGAGGAAGAGCGATTGGCGAAAAAGAAAGCTAAAGTAAAAGAAATCAATGCACAGTTGACAGGTATTGAAGCTACTGGACGAACCATATTAGTGGAAGTCGGAATGGATCCGTTGACAGGTAAGGAAATACCTGGTTGGAAAATTATTCCGATAGAGTCTGGAATCAAAGGTGGCGAGAGTTTGGAAGATTCGAGAGAAGCATCGCAGCATTTAAGACAGTCGCTGGATTTGGATCCGACTTTGGTAGGAGATGGACCAGGTAAATCCATGGGTGCAGGTAGTGGATCTGACAAACGGGTTGCCTTTAATATGAAAGTTGCCATGTTAGGACCTCATCGTGATTTGATATTGGAACCGCTTTATTTCATAGCGGATTACAATGGCTGGAAAAAGAAATATCCACGCCTAGAATTCAAATTTATTGAGGTCGAATTGGAAACACTTGATAAAGGAAAAACAAGTAGTGAAGTTTTAAACTAAGTAGTTATGGAAGATATACTGACAATAAATCAAAAGATTAAAATTTCAAATCGAATTTGGGAAAACATTGAAGAATTGTGTTTGCATAATATTTCAAAAAGAGAAGCTCTTGAAAGAATATTGAAAATTATTGAAGAAAATATAGAAAAAAAGTTATGAAAAAGAATCTAACATACGGTTTAGCATTAGATGCTGTGAAATCAGGTAAATTAATAACAAGAAATGGATGGAATGGTAAAAACATGTTTGTTTTTATGCGTCCGGAAGATACTTTGAATGCTGATATTCTGTTTAAAGCTAAATCATTACCAAATGGTGTTAAGACTTATTTTGAAAGATTACATCAGCCAATTATAAATCCTAATGATGTTCAGGTCAAATTTACAGCTTATCTATGTTTAAAAAGTGCAGATAATAGCGTTATTAATGGTTGGGCACCTTCTCAAACTGACATGATAGCAAATGATTGGGAAATACTAGACTAGATAATCATGATATATTTTTCAAGTGATGCCAAAGTATTTGGCATTCAGATCAAGGAATCAGTTGGTGCAGCTGATAAAGATTTGACTCCAACAACACTTAGATCTTACATTGATAACATCGAAGCACAAGTAATATCTGAGATCGGAAAAGTAACCGCGGATAAGATCCTAGCAGATCAAATGGCTTTGCCAGTAATGCGCCGTGTGATAGCAAACTGGTCACTGGAGTTGTACGCGAATAGTGGAGTTTTACGGATATCCGATGCAGGACTGCACGTGGCAGTTGCAGAAAAGCGTTTGGTTGCCTCTGACAAAAAGATTTTAGCTTTTAAACGTGATTGTCAAGAATTAGGTTGTAAGGCACTGGAAGAACTGATTAATATTTTTGAAGTTCGAACTGCGGAGTTTGGTGAATGGCGTGATTCGAAAGAGCGGAAGCAATATTTTGACACGCTATTCTCATGCTCCTCTGAGTTTGGTCCCTTTGGTGGTGTACCGATATCAGCAGCATTGTATCGTAACATTAAACGACAGATCCAGTTTATCCAAGATGATTACTTGGAGGATATTTTGGGTCGTGTTTTACTTGATGAGCTGATCGGTATGAGTGTTGTTTCGTTAAATGCATCAGCAAAATTAAAACAGTTACAGCGTTATGCCATGCGTGTGGTTGCACCACTGGCAGTGTCCGAAGCAATTATTTACCGATTGGTCGAAATTGGTGTAGATGGTGTGTACCAAAAATCAATCGCTTCAAGTTCAGATAATATAGAAAACCAAGCCGTTGCACAAAAGCTTACACTCGATGGACTTCGAATGAAGCTGATCAGCGAAGGTGAAGCCAATCGTGTGAAACTGATTAAGTTCTTAGTGGAAAACGCAAGCGAATTTACAACAGCAAAGGTTACTCAGAAATCAATCTATCCCATCGAGCAATTGAACGATGATCCAAGCAGTAACGTGTATTTTATGTGATGTCTTTTCGGACACCAAACCGATTGAGTTTTTTTGTACTGAGAGATTAAAAAAATAATATGGAAAAGAGTGCTTGGGCAAAATTTATCGATGCGTTGATAAATAAGAAGTTAGAGGGGTTGGCTAAACTCCTCGTGGATATTGTTACACTCTTTGACACAAAAAGAAAAGCCACTATCCAGGTGATCGTAATAGGGGTGATCGTCTATTTGTATTTTGAAAATAAAGATTTAAATAAGGATGTAATCAATGAGGTCAAGCTTTCGAAAGATAGTGAGGTTCGCATCTACAAAAATCTGATTGAGCGATTTGATCCTCAATTTCAAAAAATTCAACAGGCAGTGGATTCTAGCAATTTGCAGACCGATAGTGTGAGAAACGAAATAAAGCCTCTAGTCAATAAATTAAAAGATAAACTAAATCTCAATTGATATGGAAAAGATTTTGATATGTTTTGTTATGCTCCTCTTTGTTGGGGCGAAACCAATTCCTGAAAAACCCGTGAAATGGAATTTAAAAATGCACGAAATGCAAAGTGTGGATCTGTTAAAAAATGATTTGGCTGAACTGGATTCGTTATGCGGAAAAATCGGAAATTAATCGGAAATATCGGTATTATCGGTATTTTCTGTACGCTGTTGATGAGCTGTTCTATTTTCAGAAATAGTAAACGTGATACCCATATTTCTGACATCAGACAATCGTCCAATGTTGATTATTCGCTCATAGATACTTCTAAGGAAGTTGAACTTATACGCGAATCGCTTGACGTAAAATTGCCAAAGCGCTCGTATGGCATTGATGTGCCAATTATCAATGATTCAGTCCATTATTTTACGAATCTGTACAAACTGACCTTAAGGTTGGATAAGGAAACCAATAGATTGACTGGTGTATTTACGTTACCGGATACCTTATTGCATGGCGATAAAACTACGTTACGTATTGATCAGAAAGGCATCAATGAAAAGAGATCGGAAAAGTCGGAAAAATCGGAAAAGGATAAGAAAGTTGTCGTTGAAAATTCTGTAAGTTGGAAAACTATTGTAGGAGCAATTGTCGGTTTGATCATTATTATATTGGCATTATGGCTTTGGCTAAAACCCAAGAAAATTATATAGCATGGCTATCAGTAAAATTGATATTTATATAGATAATCGGCTTTACCAATATAAGGGGCCATCCGACTGGAACTCTTTATCCAGGGGAGACTTTTTATTATGGTGCAGTATCATAGGCAAAATGATCGCAGTAGAGCATGCACTTGCTTCAGCAGGATATCTATTTTTTAAAATACCGGCAAAAGTGTATAAACGTTTAGGAACTGGAGAAGATCTCGCGATAGCAGATCAAATGCGCTGGCTGATGGAAAATAGGATAACGAACAATGTAATCGGTAAGTTTCGAATCGGATGGCGGGTATATTATGGACCAGCAAACCGATTATCGAATCTGTCGATCGGTGAATATCGTCGTACCGAGTTGTTATATCAGCTTTATAATAAAACTGGTAAGCGCGATTATTTATTGGCTTTAGCGGCTACATTGTTCCGTTCTAAAGGTGGTGCAAGTGTTGATGATGTACGATGTGAATTAACAGAGGCAGGGGTAAATAGTAGGGCAAAGTTTTTTAAATGGGCTTTGCATCCTACTATTTTACAAGGGATCAAATTATTTTATGAAGGCTGTCGTGGTGATATTATCAGAAGGTTTCCAATTGTTTTTCCCGTTGACTCTGATCAGGATTCAAATCCATTGGCTGTACCAAAGCCTGCGATATCTGATTTAGAGGAAATTATATTGGCTTATTCAGGAGGAAAATTGGGAAATTTTGAAGAAACCACGAAGACTAATATTTATATCTTTTTCAAGCACTTGGAACAAAAAATAGAAGAATATAACCGAAACAAACCATGAGTCCCGAAATTATAACTAATTATATCGAGCGTAAGGCGATTGAATCTCCTTCCATTCAGCATGTGCCTGATTCGGAACATGATCGCTCGTTTTTTGTGATAGACGATCCTTACGATCTGTCAGAGTTTGATAAAGCGCTACGTTCGCTTTCCAAATCTCCTTCCATGCTTTTTGAATTAATGGATGGATCGATAGATGATCAGAATAATGCAAGTTATCTCAACACGGTAAACTGTAGTTTTATGATACTCGATAGAGTCGGTGATAATGAACGTATTCGTGACTGTCGTGATCGGTGCTATGCTATTGGTAAGGATTTGATTAAGAATATTTTAAAAGATGTTCGAGAAATGGCTATCATAACGAATAAAATGATTAGTTGCCCGTTGAATAGTAATTATTTACCAGTCGGTGCAATTGATAATCAATATTACGGATATCAGTTTACTTTACAGTTTGTTGGACCTGATGGATTTTGTTAATGGCACCGAACGAAAAAGCATTACATGAACGCATAGAAATGCGTGGCATGATCGATGGATGGTTACGTCTATTTATAGTCAAGTTGCGCAATGAGCTGAAAGTTAAAAATATCGGTCAAACTGGTGCTTTAGCTCGATCTATCGCAGGCCAATTGCGTAGTAATGGCAATAATGTTTCTGAGGTATTGGCTAAGTTTTCCATGTACGGCCGTTTTATCGATATGGGAGTTGGTCGCGGTGTTGCGGCATATGAAAGACAGACTAATCGTGAAAATAGGAATGCCTCCACACGTTATGGCGCTAGCGTTGGCTTTGTAAGTCGAAAACCAAAGCGGTGGTTAAATAAACGAAAGATGGCCGAAATATATCGATTACGTGAGTTATTGGCAGAACAGATGATAGGTGAAATGACTGCTGATAAGATGCTGGGTGTGTTGGAAGAAGTAAATATTAAATTGTAAATGTAAATTTTGAAACTATTATATTGTAGAAAAATAAAATTTTATGTTTGGAATTCACACTGATTTTAATTGCCCCGATGATGACACGATAGTTTGGAAATATATGGATCTTTTTAAATTTTTAGATCTAATTTCTACTAAAAAACTTTTTATGTTAAAGAATACAGAGTTTATAGATAAAAGAGATGGAAAAGACAATAATACGATTGATTCATACAAGGAAAACTCAAATCCTCAACTTCATAGGTTTTTAGAAAAAAATTATGAAAGTAATATTGATCTTAATGACAGGGTAAGAGGAATCACATTTGTAAATTGTTGGCACATTAATGAATATGAATCATCAGTAATGTGGGATTCCTATTCCAACTCTAATGGAGGCATAGCAATTAGAACAACAATTGGAAGAATAAAAAAATCTATTACTGACGAAAGAGAAGTATTTATAAGTAAAGTAAATTATTCAAATTTACCACCTCGCATAGGAAATATATTTTTTCCAATAATTCAGAAAAGTGTAATTTACAGAGATGAAAGAGAATTAAGATTGTTCCATTCAGATTTGCCCAACTTGCATAATGGTGTAAAGGAAAAGTTTATTAAAATAGATGTAAATGTAGATGAACTAATTGATGAAGTTTATTTTCATCCATTGACTCCTGAGTGGGTAGTACAAAGTTTGAATAATATAATTTTAAATATAAATTCCAATTTAGCACCAAAAAAATCAGAGATTTATAGCTAAGACTACTGAAAATATGATACTTGAATGTCCTTTCCTGAACCTACAGGAAAGGACATTTTTGTTTTATGGCGAAGCAAAGAACGGATACAGAAGCGGTCATCAGGTTGGTGATCGATGGGAAGCAGGCTAAGGTTTCAGGAAAAGAGTTGCAAGATACTTTTAATCGTCTTCGTACGGAATTAAAGAACCTCCGCGAAGAGGACAATCCAACATTATATCGAAAGAAAGCGGAGGAGTTAAAACGTGTAGCTGAAGCTTGGAAAGGTGTCAAGAATGAAATTAACGGTTCAACTAAGGAAGCAAAATCATTCAAAGATTCTATAAAAGATCTTGCGCTGGATGCTGTTGGCGGTTTATCCATTGGCAGTGCCATTTATGCTACTGGTGCAGCTCTCAAAACTTTAATAACTAAAAATGCGGAACTATCTGATTCTTATGGACGTGTTCAAAAAACTACGGGACTTACTGAGGAGGCTGTTGATCGTTTGAACAATAAGTTCAAGAAGTTTGATACACGTACAGTTAACAGTGAGCTTTTAGGGCTTGCGGAGGTTGCCGGTAAACTAGGTATTTCCGCGGAAAAAGATGTAGAAGGTTTTGTACGTGCCGCTGACAAAATTGGTGTTGCCCTTGGAGAAGATTTAGGAGGTGTCGAGGAATCAATCAATAGTCTTGGAAAACTAACCGACATTTTCAAAATAAAAGATACGTACGGGATCGAAGAGGCTTTATTGAAAGTTGGTAGTGCGATCAATACCTTGGGAGCTTCGGGTACTGCTAATGAGAAGAATCTAGTAGACTTTTCAAATCGTTTGGCTGGTGTCGCGCCGGCTGCAAAAATATCGCTTCCTGCTGTATTAGGTTTAGCGGCTGTCCAAGATGAACTTGGACAGAGCATGGAATCAAGCTCGACAGCGATCGGTCAGTTTATTGTCGGTATGGGTGCTGATATTCCAAAATTTGCGAAGATAGCAGGAATGTCCGTTTCTGCGTTTTCTAAGCTTTTGAAGGAAGATGCAAACGAGGCGCTTTTGCGTGTTTTGGAACGGGCTAAAAGTGCTGGCGGTGGTCTGGAAACACTGGCTAAAAACATGGGAATACTGGAAGTATCCGGTGGTCGTGGTATTGCTGCCTTGGGAGCTATGGCAGACAATATTGATTTAGTTCGAAAACGTCAGTCAGAATCGGAAAAAGCTTTTGCAGATGGCACATCGGTATTGGATGAATTCAATACCATGAATAATACGCTTGGAGCCAATTTAGAAAAGATCGGAAATAAGCTGTCCAATTTTTGGCAGGTATCATGGATTCGTAACGGACTGACGTATTTAACTGGTGCTTTCCTTTCAACTGGAGAAAGTGTTGACGAATTAACTCGTAAAACGGATAAGCAAAATGAAGCTTTCAATAAATCAAAAGCAGAGGTCTCAAATCTGATCGAACGCTATGATAAGCTTAAAAGTATAACAAATCGTTCAGCTGTCGAGCAATCTGAACTCCACAAAATAGTTCAAAGTATTGCCAAAATACTTCCTGATTCCGTGACCGAATGGAATAAGTATGGTGATGCACTTGATATTAATCGTCAGAAAGTTCACAAAATGAGCGTTGCTGAACAGGAGTTATACAACATTCGAAATAAAAGTGAAATTACATTTCTAAATGCATCTTTTGAAAATCAAAAGCGCTATGCTGAAAATATGACTGCTGTTGCAAACAATCTACAGTCTAAAATTAGTAACAGTAAAGGTGGTTTTCTTTCTCTATTTGGAATAGATAAAAAAGGAATTTGGAAAAATGAGCTTGACTATGCCAAAGAGCAAAGTATTTTGGCAGCTGATGAGATGATAAAGGCAGCTGAAAAGTTGCGCGAACGTGGACAGATTTTAACTAAGGAACAGCAAAAAGCTTTATATGAAAAGAGTGTCAATGATTCAGTGATGTTGGATGTCTCGCTTCCTACTCCCAAAAAGGAAACGGTTGGTCTTACTGGTGGTGATAAGAAAAAAGGAAAAACAGATGCTGAAAAGGAAATTGAAAAAGCCAAAGCAGAATATGATAAACTGTTAAAAGGATCCAAAGCCTTTGGTGCCGCTCGATTAATGGATCAATTGGCAACCAACCAAAAAGAACTCGCTCAGGAAGCAGAAAAATATCAAAAACAGATTGACCAATGGGAGGAATTTAAGGATAAGCACAAGGATAAACAAAAGGAATTTAACGAAGAGTTCGCGGAAGCCAATAAGCAAATCGGAAAACTTGAAAAAGATCGTGATAAAGCAGTTGCAGATCTAAAAGTAAAGCAGGAAGAGGAGACAAATAAAAAGATTATTGAATTACGGAATAATCTTTCCAACAAACATGCCTCTGAACTGGACAAGGAGCGACTTCGTATCAATCAATTTTATGATGAACTGGAGAAGGATGCCGGTACCGACACAGAAGCAGTTGCGAAGATCCGAGAGGCAAAACAGAAAGAGCTTGCTGATGCTATTATCAGAGAGGAAAATCGGATCAAAGCGGAAACGGCTAAGTTGAAAAATGAAACGGTTGATCTTGATGGTGATACTTACGATAAGCGCTTAGCTAAAATAAAAAGCGCCTATACACTCGAACTTGAAGAACTTAAAAATAAATTCTCGGAAGAATTACTCACTACGGAGGCTTTCTTATTAGCTGAACAGGCTTTAAAGGAAAAGTATGATGCGCAATCCGCAGGTGTAACCGCTGAAAAAGAAACAAAAGCAGCTGAAAAAGAAAAAGAAAAAGCGAAAGAGAAAAAAGAGGCTTTGTTGGATGTAGCTCAATCGACAGCTGATGCCGTATTCGATATTATGGCAAATAACCGTAAGGCTGAGTCCGATGCTATTCTTTCCGGTATTGAAAAACAGCGTGAGAAGGAACTTTCCAATAAGAACTTAACCGAGGCACAAAAGCAAAAGATCAATGAAAAGTATGATAAGCAAGCACGTGCAGAGAAATTAAGGGCTTGGAAAGCTGAAAAGTCTGCAGCGTTGACACAGTCATTTATCAATACAGCACTAGCAGTTACAAAGGCATTACCCAATGTTTTCTTAGCCGCTATTGCAGGTGCCTCAGGATTGGCACAGTCAGTCGTTATTGCTACTCAGAAACCACCTATTTTTGCGCAGGGGGGTATCATCCCGAATGGTCCAACTCATGCGCAGGGAGGATTGAATATCGTTGATCGGCGAAATAAATTGATCGCTAACATTGAGGGGGGGGAGCCGATTTTAAGCCGATCCACATACGCCAATAATCGTGAAATCGTGGATGCCTTACTTTACTCCAGCCAGCGCAAAGCAGGAGCTCGTATTGGGTTAAATCCATCGTTATTGGATGTGGAGCAAAGCGTAAGAAATGGAGGTAGAGCCATGAATACACCTGTTGTCAATGTCGATAATTCAAATTCGATGGATATGGACGTTTTGGCAAAAGCTGTTGATCGTTTGGTGGATAATAAAATTAAAAATATTGAGGTAAGTATGAACTATCATTATCTGCAAGATACGAATGATAAGGTCGTACGTATTAAAAATTCTGTTGATGCTTAGCTGTTTTGTGTCCTTTCCCTTTGAACGGGGAAAGGGCATTTTTGTGTATGGCAGTATCAATTTTAAAACAACCGGAAGATATATGTTGGTCTAGAAATCCAATTTTGTATGAATTTCATACAGATAAGGTGATTGAGGATTTTGGGAGACCTGTTATATTTTCGATTGATTTTTCTAATGTTGAGAATGTCTCTTTTTATCCACCACCACCTGACCTGAGAGAATGGTTGATCTATGCTGATTTCGGTTTTAAATTATCCGTTGGAAGTTTGGATCTGAACTTTACGTGTTCAGATGGTACAACAGCTGGGAATTTTATGATTCCTCACCGAATTGCTGAACCTGAGGAGCTTAAATCAAATTGGATGATCCGTGTGAGGGATGCTATAGTATCTGTTTTTAATATCGATTCTATTTTTAAAATTAATATTGATGGCGATAAATTAATCTTTACCTCTAAAAATAATGATGAATCGCTCGTCATCGCTTTGGATAATTTTGATATATATCATAAAGTTATACTATCTGTGAATCAAACGGCTACCACAAGAGTCTTCACGCCTAATCTAAAAATATATTGCGCCTTGTTCTCAGTAGATCAATATGGGGAAGAAAACAGCCTAATAAGCGCTGCACTTGCTCCTGATCTGAATGGTAAAGCACAGTGGGATTTTTCTAAACCGCTAACCTCTGAATGCCTTTCATTTGGATCTGATCTTCCATCCTTATATGAAGTTGTTTTTGAAAAAGGAAAAGTGGTGCGTGAATTTTTTGTGAAAATAACAGAGTTGTATGGTGAACCACAGGAGGCTAATTTGTCGATTAAGAGTAGTCGAAAACGTGTTATTTATGGAGGTCTTCCAAAGAATCTTCAAAATACTTCGTTGACCGAATCTCTAAGTCAGTACGGAGTTGTTCGTTTTTTGAAAACTTCTTTTGAAAATATAAAGGTAAATCCCGATCAACCAAACTGGGTTTCTTGGTTTAATATAAGTGAAGATCGGGAGTCTGTACAAGTTCAGGTCGAGTTATTATATAATGATGGTACACCCTATATTTTTACCGCTCATACCTATGAAACTGTGCTTAAATATGAAAAATTGATTTTTCCAGTAGGATTAGACCAATTAGGTGCAAATGATCTATATCCTGAATTATCAATCGTCAGTTACAAGGTTTCACTCAAATCTGATGGTGTTGTGCTTTCCAATGTTTTGAATTTTGAAGTTGATCAGCGCCATCATTTATATACCCGTTATTTTCTGTTCCAAAATAGTTTAGGGGCTTTCGAGAGCTTCTATACCTATGGTAGGAAATCCAATAGCTACGATATTGAGAAGGAAAAAACACGCATCAGCCAAGTTCAAGATTTTGTATTAGAAATCGGTGAGGATCAAGATTTTGATATTCAACTTTTAGAGAAAGAGGAAATTAATACCGGTTGGAAATCAAAGGCTGAAATCAGATCCATGCGAGACTTTTTTATGAGTTCGGTAAAGTTGACCATGATCGATGGAAAGTGGTGGCCCATCAGTGTTAATTCCAGTTCGATTAAAGAATTTGAAGATGGCAATGGTCTCTATGCATTAGCATTTGAGATCAGTATGCAGCACACACAAGAATTGTTTTTTGATAATTAATTATTCAATGGATTATAATATTGATTTAAATCAAGTAGATATCACGCTCATTCGGGGAGTGAGTGAGGTATTTCGGTTTTGGGGATGGGAGAAAGTAGATGGCGAGGGAAATATCGTTCCTTGGGACCTTACAGGTAAGCAAATTAGAGTACAGTTTAAGTCGGATATAAATGGAACCGCTGAGCTTGAATTAACCATTGCCAACGGAGGACTTAAACTAGAATCACCAACAAAGCTGGATCTGATTTTTAGAGAAAACACATTAAACCTTCGTAGAGATCTCTATTACTATGATGTACTAATTATAGAAGATGGAAAACGTATTACAACAGTACGAGGTAAACTAATATTGACAGGCGTTATAACAGTATAATTATGAACGAGTATAAAATAAATGTCATTGCTGGAACTAAGGTGTTGGCTGATATGTTGGCAAGCATTAAAGATAAAATAATCAATGATCAACGAATGAAAGCTGTTCCTTCAGGACCTTTGCCTCCAGGACCAGATAATCAGGAAAAATATATGGTACTTGAGACTTCGGGAACATGGACATATGGGGGTAATAACTTTGTAAATGTAGAAGGTCAGATAATGACACTTTGGTGGGATAAGGTTACATATAGCGTAAGTAGTGTAGCTGTACTTCCGAAATGGGATGGTGTTAATGAAATTACAGAGGCTTCATTACAATCGATTAAGCTATCTAATATTATTAACAATAACCCTGTAAATCTTGTGGATCCCACAAAGATAAGCAATGGTTATATTAACGTTGATGGTGAAATTATCTATTCAGATGAATTTTTTACCACTGATTTCATTGATGTAATACCTTCTGGCATTCTCCAGTTTTGGGCACGTCAGGGACAAGCTGCCTGGCTAGGAAGAATCGCTTATTACAATATCAAAAAAGAGTTTATAGGTTTTGTAGAATTTGATAGCCAGAAGGATTTAATTAAAAGAGATATTCCTGTCTTAGTTAATGGTAGTATCCCTGCTTTTATAAAAATATCAAATTCTGCTAATTATCATACTGGGGCTGATATTTCTATTTATCTATTACAAGATAATCCAAGGGAAGTTATACCCTATAACTCTAAGTTATTTGATATTTATAGTGATTCGTCAACAATTACTAAAGTTTCTGAAAAAGATGAAACTATTGAGGTGAGTAATTTATTAGTCCCTTTTCAAAACTCTGGCACTATAGGTTATTTAGATAACTCTTTAGAGCCCATAACAAATAATGAGACATATTCTAGATGGTATGTAACTACTGGATGGATACCTATTTCTCATATAAAAAAGCAAGTTTTAATAATTGGAAATGTATTTTCTTATACTATCACTAACACGGATGGTAAATGGTTTTCAGGAAAAAGCGACGGTGTTAATGAAAATAATGCTACAGCAATGCATACTATTATAGATATAACTTCTCCTACATCCGGCGGGCAAGGTGTTGCTGGTTTTATTAGGCTTACTTTTAGAAGATTAGATAGTGATCCAGTAATACTTGATGCTACTCAAACACTTTCTAAGTGTGCTGTTTATCAATCTAGATCAGGTATAGGGGGATCGTACAATAAGGTAAAGGTTTTGAATACTGAGTACAATCAAATGCTGCACTCAGAAAAAGAATTTTTCTATGTTAACAATCTCTTTGACGCGAGTAAAAAAAGATTTTATCCTATTTCAGGATGGTCTACTGGATGGACATTAGGTTACTATGATGGTTCCGTATTCATTAATTCAGGTGAATGGTTTGCTGGATGGAATACGTCTTCTAAGATTGTTTGTAGAGATAATGTTGAGTATGTCCTAATTAATTCAGAATCATATGGAGTTGCATTTTTTGATATAAATAGAAACTATGTTGGTTTTAAATATATGAGTTCTAGTATATTTTCATTTAAAGCTCCTAGTAATGCATACTATTTTGCTATATCTATAAAAACTAATGATATAGATAATGCTGCATTATATGAAGTTCCTTTAAATGAGGTATCTAAAAACATACCATTGGTAAAAAATAATAATGAAGCTGTAGCTAAGAAAGAGACATATAAAGCAATTGTTAATATTCTAGGGTCTAGTAATCTTTCTGATAAAAGTATGCTTGGTCTTGGCGACTCAATTACTAATCATTTCAGCAGTTATCTAAATCAATTATCTGTCCGTCATGATTTTGAATTAGATAAATTCGCAATGGATGGTACTTGGTTACATAGAGGCACTATGATGGATATACCACGTGTTCTCTCAGATGCTATATCTATAGATGCTTCAACTTCTGGATTTGCAGATTTAATTGAAGGGAAAACTTATGATGTTGTAACGGTAGCTTGTGCGGTTAATGATAGATTTGATAATATTCAAGGGAACGGACTTGGTTATGGCTCATTAGGTAATATTAACAGCAGAGACACGTCTACTTTTTATGGAGCTGTTCATGTTTCTATTATGACTCTTAGAAATTTATTCCCTCTTTCTCGTATCGCTTTTATTAGCCAGATACCGTCAGCTTGGCAAAGATATATCGAAGGAGATGCAGATAATTTAGCTTATTTAAAAACAAAAGCTATAATTGAAATGTGCGCTTACCACGGAGTTCCTGTTTGGATAGGGTGTAAAGAATTTGGATTTAATCCGCTCGACAATGAGGTTATTAAAAACACTCTAATGCCGGATGAGCTACATCCTAATATACCAGGACATACTTGGTATGCTAATAGAATTGAAGACTGGTTATTGAGATTGTTTAAATAAGTAAATAACATGAAAACAGGACAAAAAGGCTTAGCCTTAATAAAAGAATTCGAGGGATGGTATAGTAAGCCATACCTCGATCCGATCGGACTTGCAACGATCGGATATGGCTTTACATACTATTTACCTGGTCGTAAAAAAGTGACCATGAAAGATAAGCCTTTGACTATAGCGCAAGGTGAGCCGATGCTAAAGGAGATCTTAGCCAACTATGAAAATTATGTTAAGCGGCTTGTAAAAAAACCTTTGAATCAAAATCAATTTGATGCTTTGGTTAGCTTCACTTACAATCTTGGAGCCGATAATCTTAGTAAATCAACATTGCTAAAAAAAGTTAATGTTGATCCTAATGATCCCACGATTGCCGCTGAATTTCCAAAATGGAATAAAGCTGGAGGAAAAGTATTACCAGGACTTGTAAGAAGACGTAAAGCAGAGGCCGATTTATATTTCAGCAAATAACACATGGCATCATTCGCAATAATTACAGATAGTGGTGTAGTCTTAGACGTGGCACCGGATTCGAAACTAACAGTCGAATTCGTGGCCACAACTTTCAATGAAGAAACGTTGTTGGCAGGATCATACTCTTATCCCGTTGTATTCCCGTTTACGCCAAAAAACGATCAGGCTTTTACGCATGGTCGATATTTGGAAAATAGGTTGGGACGTAAAGCTTTTGAGGTAAATATTTCCCTCCTGGATATGTCGTGGAAGCGAGGCATCTTGATGTACGATGTAACGGCAAAAGGATATGAAGCCGTTGTGACCATAGACAATTCGATAGTAGCGGATCTGATGCGTGAAAAAAGCATAGCGGAAATATTCACGATCACCAACAAAAGTAAATTTGTCAGTCACAAGAGCATCCGGATCGGGGAGGAAGGGGAAGCGATAAACGACAAGATTGTTGAAATAAACAGTACCGTCGGAGAATTTCCTTTTGCAATGCCAACCTATCTAAATCCTTTGATAACGGGAACATTATTTGTCAAAGAAAATGGTTCAACAGATTTAGAAAAATCATTAGTGAACGATTTCTTTGATGCTTACCGAATTCGCGAAAATGGCATGTATGGTGCTTTTTTTTACTTGACCTGGGTGATCGATCAGGTTTGCAAATTTTTAGGATTTCGTACCGCTGGATCTTATATGCAAGATGACTTTATTCGATCGTTGATCATCGACAATACAGGCGTACGCGCTGGATCCGATATTTTGGAAACAGGTACACTCAATCCAGCTCAGCATTTACCAGGTATTAACATATCTGACTTTTTCAAAGCGTTGCGCAATGATCATAAAGTGATGATCTATTTTGATTCGCAAACTCGAACAGTATATTTTGAAAAAGCTACCAAGATACTTTCCGATCCCAACAGGTTGGATGTATCCCATATTCAAGTAAAAGATAGCCTCAAAATCAAAAGGCAGGCTACTGGAGCATATAAATTGATCACAAAAAAAGATGATTCGGACGATCTGTACAATTTGGTTCCCTATGAGGGATCCGTGGTCGTAGGTTACACCGATACAAGTAAAGAGGTGGAAATGTCTATCGGTAGACCATTTATGATCAATGTGACATTGTATGATGTCAATGATGTTTATATCCCGACAAAACAACAGCTGGGCAATATGTATGGTGAAAAATTTACCAACCAAGATCAGGCTTATAATGCGGATAACATGTACAATAAAAATTCCTTTGCCTTCCGCTTACTTTCTTATAAAGGGAGCGAATCTTTTGATTTTGTCAAATGGATAGGACAGGCGACTACCGACGATAAAGGGAGCAATATGCAAGTGTATGATGATTCGTTATCGCTTGGTGGTGAAAAGGGAATGATCAACCGCTTTTCACTCCCGTGGTATAGCTTTTATTGTCTGTCTGAGCAGGTGGAGGTAGAGGCAAAGTTTGATGTGATTCAATTTATGAAGGTCAATCCGCTACAGAAACTATTGATAACTGGTGAGAATAGGGCTAAAATTGAGGCTTTCATGGATCGGGTCACGTTTGAGCCAAACGTAAAGGGATCTAATATCATGGGTAAAATACTGTGCTATCCACATTATGACCTCAATGCTGTTGCTGATGATTTTAGAGTGGTGGTCAACGAGCCTGAAAATGTGCTGCCTACAGGCATATTGTATGTGAAGTTATATATGAATCATGTTCTAGGCGATGGATTTCAAGATTTTTGTGATATTAATTTGGAGTTTTATCAAGATCAAGCCTGTACAATCCCAGCAGCTGCCGTTAATAATATCCAAGTAAATTTAAAGCAAGTGGTTTGGAAGTTCTTTTCACCTGGAGAAGTGATTGAGGAAAATGATCTTGGTGAATTCGTGGCAAATAATTGGAGATACAATGCTAAACAAGGTGTGTATTGGAACTCATTCCCTTATAAAGGGCAGTTCGCAGGATTTTCTTACTATGCGGAGGATCCTAGCCCGGTGTCTGTACAAAAATTTCAAGTGGTCGGACAGTACCGCGTGTTAAATGGTGTAATTACTCCATACGATTAGCATGGACACGGTTGGACAGATTTTTTCGGATCATGGATAGATTAACCATTTGATTTCTTGTTGGTTGCCTTATTTATGTCCAAGATATGGCCATGTCCAAGAGTTTTTACCACTTTCCCTTTCAAAATTTTACTGTCCTTCGTAAAAGGTAGCGATGTGCTTATATTTGCTATATGAAATTAGAAAAGGATGTTGCTCGTTTAGCTGGAATATTAAAATCTGTCAATGATCTAATTGCTTTAGGTATAATGCAGGAAATGAGTGATATTCCTAATATTTTTGTATTCAAAAATATCCTTTTGGGTAAGGATAAGAAATATATGACAAATTGGTGTGAAAATATCCTGACAGTTTGGGGTCATACTTTTAAACCAACGAACGTTTCCTATGTCGAACTAAATGTATTTGATAAAGAATCGGGTGATTTTATTTGCTCGTATTCGGTCAAAGATGGGTTAAAAATATAAGATTGTCTTTTCATAATTTAGGTGTATAATTGGTTAGTTACGAAGATACCCGAAGCACTCGCTTCGGGTTCTTTTATTTAAAACATTTTATCAAAGTTTGCCACCAATTGCGCTTTGCGCTGATCGGCCATCTTTAAATAAATCTGAGTAATGGTTATGCTGTGATGTCCCATAAGATCGCATAGGCTTTGTACATCACCGCCAAGCTCTATAAAGATGGTCCCGAATGTATACCGGCTTGTATGAAATGTGACATTGGTGCTTAAGCGACCATAAGCACCGATTATTTTTAAATTGCGATTGATTGCCTGATCTGTTATCGGATGAAATAAAAATCCAGTGCGGCCTTCAATAAGTTCTTTTGCTGCTGCTGCTAAAGGAAGATGTAAGATCTTTCCATTCTTCCTGCCTTTGTATGGCTTAATTACTATTTTCCCGTTTTGAATATGTTTATCTGTGATACGGTGCGTATCGGATATCCTAAGGCCTGTTAGACAGCTGAAAAGAAAACGTCGCAAAACTTCATGCTGTATCGGTTCTAACTGATTTTCTCTAAATATGGTCATCAGATTTTTGACCTCATCCTGCGTTAACGCACTTCGCTCTGATGGTACAAATTTAAATTTATAGCTGTCGTAAGGGTTTTCTTTTATGAGATTTTGCTTTACTGCCTCATTGATATAGGTCTTGATGACTTTGTGATAGCTCGCGATCGTGTTAGCTGTCAGACCTTTTTTATAATAGTGCTGATTAAAATCCTGTATTGTTTTTAAAGTCATTTCTTCGAGACCTACATGATTACGCTTGAAAAATTCGGTCAGCCTCATGATCACTGCTTTGTGATTATTATTGGTTTCGTAAGTGATGATATTTCTTTTACAGCGGTTGTAGATCTCGGAAAAAGCAAATGCAATAAAATCTGTTCTTGTTGTTTGATTTTTTAAAGAATCGACAATGTATCTGCTGTTGACTGGAGCATCATCGACAAATGCCCTAAGAGCAATCTTATGAATGATTGATTTGTACTGGGATACTTTAAGATTCAGCATCTCCACATCAGGGTCATTTTTAAAACGGGGAAGTAACAGATCCTTTTTAGGGTCAAATAATTCCCTCGGCCATTTGATTCCAGTATTGAAATCAATTTTGGGATTAGAGAATCGGATGTATAATGTTGACATCCCATTGGCAATAGTACGAGAATCAAATATGACTGTGTATTTGAATTCTGTGGTTGTAATTTTTTCCAT